TTGATGGTTAAAGATATTGGTAAATCATTACCAAGTAGCAAAGAGTTAAAGGAGTTAAATGAACTGATAGATGAGACAAAGGTCTTATCAGATAGGCTTGATAAAATAAACCAACTAATAGAGGTTGATAGTGTATTGTCTTTAAGTGATGGTTTATTTTTAGCAGAAAATCTTTATCAGGAGTGTCAGTTATTAGTTAGGCAATTAGCTGTATTAAAGTTCCAAAGAGATATCACTAATATTTCAGAAAATATAGCTACCTTGCAAAGTAAGATAGAGGGTCAGATATGCCCTATTTGCGATAGAGAGATAAATTTTTAGGAGATATAGATGCAAAATAAGCTTGTCAATTTGAAGGATAATGAGATCCCTTCATTGTGGAGATTTGTTCTTCAACTAGAGGATAGGGTTGCTGAATTAGAGAATGGAAAAGGAAAAACACCTCTAGAAAATGAAGTAAGTGCTTTTGATGATTTGAAAAATTTTGAGAACCCTAATCAGGGTGGAAAAACCTTGATGGAAACATTTTTTGATAAAGCAGAAGAATCTTTAGAGGGTTCACCTGTAGATGATAATACATCAGGAGATGTTATTCAGGATATTGAGGAGAAAAGTATTAGCTCTAGGGAGTTAAACCCTATAGAGGATAGGTATTTTATCCCTCATATTATTTCTAATAGCATATATAGGTTGCCTAGTGTAGATTACTTCATGGATAGCCACTTTAAATGCCTTAAACAAAGAAAGATTGAACATGATCCCATATGTGATTTTTGTCATCTACAGGCTATGCATGTATCTCATAAATCATATCAAAATTTAAATAATGAAAGTTTTGAGGACTTATGGTCTTTGTGTGATTGGCACTTTAGAGAAGTAAGTGAAGTAGTAGAGGTAAATGGAAAACCACCACACCCCCCATTTTCACCAAAGTGGTTGGTTGTTTCACCTACAGGTCATACTTTTCAGGTTATTTCATTAAAGAAATTTGCTGTATCTAACAAACTTCATGGTGGAACTTTAGGAAGATTGGCTGCAGGTAAACAACAGGATTATAAAGGGGGGTGGAAGTGTTATGGTTTTGCTAGTTATATCACCAACCTATATGCTCAACAACCTGGTAGTACTCCAATATTTGTTGATAGTGAGGGCATGTAGTGGCTAGAAACATAACCATAGAGTATCCAGTGTCCTTGCCATATTATTTTATTTCTTTTGTAAGGGATAAGAAAAATAAAGATGTGGAGATTCTTTTTAGGGATAAATTAGGGTGGAAAGGAAAACTGATTTATTCCCAGGAAGAAAATGCCTTAACCTGGAGAAGCATGATTTTTTGGTGGTCAGTAATGAAAAGTAAATTTAGAACTGCGCTATTGAATTGTCATAGTGTTGATGAAAAAAGGCAATGTATGTTAAAAGGATTTAAGAAAAGGTTTGGTATTGAAAGTGTCAATGATTAAGATAGAGGAATATAAAAAGATAGTTGAGACAATGTCTCAACTATCCACTGATCTTCTTTGTTTAGCTGAAAATGAAGATATTATTATAGCTAAGGTAAAACTTACTAAATTAGAAAGTTTGATTAGTTCTAGTCATCATGAGTTAAATAAGTTAACTTATCAGCTAGAAAAGTTTTATTTGGGCAATATTACCCATGATCCCTTAAAGGATAATTTTAAAAAAGTAGATGAGATGTATGGTAGTACCTGATCTCAAAACTAGCAATAGTTATTGCTAAATTAATAATGATGTAAGGATGATATTAACTATGATAGAAGAAAGATGGATAGATACTAAGACTTCAGTAGGAAGAGAAGCTAGGGAAATTAAAGATGATCTTCCCTCAATGGTGATGAGTGGTTGGTTCAACAAATATGAAGCCCAAAAGTTGCATGTAATGTTCAATAATGGAGACATAGCAGGTTTTTTACATGAGTGGAGAACACTATATAGAGAAGTGAAGCTTTATCCCAGGTGTAGTGTAGTTCTTTCTTATGATAGTGAAAGAGGTGAAAGAACTAGTGAAACCCTTGGTTTTCACCCTAAGTGGGATGCTAAGACCTATAAGCAAAGAGTTACAGTTAGAAAATGGGCAGTTTATACTTATGGTGTTGATTTAGATAAGGTTGAACTTAGGAAAACTTCTTCATCATCTCATAAAAACAGCAACCTTAGTTCAGGGGAATTGAGTGAGATCTATCAGCCCTTTGTAGATGAGAGAGAAATTGAAAGAAAACTGTGGGGAAAAGAGAAAAACCCTCAATCTTATAGCAAATTTGGTAGGAAAGTTTCAACACCTACGAACAAATTATATTGGAAAGTTTGTAGTTTATATAATTCAGAAGATCTTCCATATCAGCCAAATTGTAGGGTAGTAAGTTTTGACACTAATGATCTTTTAACAATGAGTAGTGATGAGTTGTTAGAAGAAATACCACATAAGACAATTTTAAATCATTTTTTAGATAATGATGCTGTTAATTATCAACCCTTTGATGAATATCAAACATTAGAGATTGATAATTTCTGGAAGGAAGTAGATGAAGAAGAAAGTAAAGTCCTTAATTTCAATAGGGGATATAGAGTAGGTTGGGGTGATGTAAATGGTCAGTCCAAACTAGAATGTTTTCAAGAAGAAATATTAGAAAAAGAGGTGTATTTTGGATATTAAAGTAGAAGTTAAGGTTTATAACCCAGGATGTAATGTAAGTGTTACAGTTAAGGATCTCCCTGAGAATATGACAGGATATCTGAAAGAAGATGGTTCTGTTGTACCAGAGGTACAGATAGATGGTGTATTTTTTCAAGTAATGGAATCTATTGTTAAGGATGTAGTGGAAATAATTAACAATCGTGAGTTGAATAAAAACTCTAATGTAAAATTAGTAAAAGAAGGGTTTGAAGCTAGTTTAGATTAATCACATGAAGATACTTTTCTTTACAGACACACACATCACTTCTACTACACCAAGTGGTAGGAGTGATGATTATGTAAGTAAAATTTCTTCTAAATTAGAAGAAATATCAGGACGAAGTTCTGAAGTAGATCTCATCTTAAATGCAGGAGATATTTTCCATAGAGCAAAACCTAATCTTCAAGAAATTTCTATTTTAGTAAATTTTAGCATGGGTCTTAAGTGTCCAATGTATACATGTGCAGGGAATCATGATTTGATTGGATATAACTATGAGAGATTGTCTGACACAGGAATAGGGTTAAGCTCAAGATTCCTAAATAAAATAAATTTAATAACACCAAAAGACAATTATGTCGAATTAGATAGTGGTGTTCATCTACATCATATTGGCATGAGTTCTGGCTCAGTGGCTAAGGAATTTATGGTTCAAAGAAGAGAAGGAGCTAATATAGGATTGGTTCATGACATGTTAGTTGAAGAGCCACTTTTTGAAGATCACATTTTATTAAAGGACTTCAAGACTAACTTAGATATAGTCTTTAGTGGTCATTATCACATGGGTTATAGATCTCAGAAAATAAATGGTAGAGGGTTTGTTAATCCAGGTTCCATGATGAGGATGACTAGAAAGAAAGAAGACATGGAAAGGATACCTAAGTACGTTATCTTAGAAGTTTCACCTAAGCAGTGGAAGATTTTAGAAGAGGTTACATTCCAAGTGTATGAAGCAAATGTATTTATTGAGAACATCGAAGATGAAATACAACCATTCTTTGATTCAATAGATACATCACAAGCAATTGGTATTTCAGCTATTGAGTTTTTAGAGCAACGTGCTGAAGAGATGTTGAGTGAAACAGCTAAAGTTAAGTTTAAAGAACTAAGGAGAACAGTAGAACTTTGAAAGTAGTAAAAGACCTCAATAAGTTGTGGTTATTGAATTTGAATACCAATATGTATACATGTTATGATCATGATAAATTTGGCAATAGAATTCTTATAGGTGAATATTCTAAAAAGGATGTTAAAAGAGAGGAAAGATCTTCTTTTGAAGATGCTAAAAAGTCTCTGAATGGTCATTCATATAAGGGTGTTACCCTTCACAAGAGGTCTTATGAAAATGGAGCCAAAAATTTTTGGCATTCAAAATTGCATTTACCTACTAAAAATGGAAAAAGAAAAAGTGTTCATGTAGGTACTTTTAGAACATCTGAAGAAGCAGCTATTGCTTGGAATAATGCTGTTATAGAAGCAGGTCTTGAATCTGTTAAAGGTCTTAATAAGGTTTAGGAGTATGGTATATGAGCATATATGATCAATTCATGTCTGACATGAATGATATTGCTGCATTACTAAAAGCTAGGGAAAATAAATATAAGGGCAAAGGTCTTTATAGGGATGGCACTAAGATGTCTTCTAATTTACCCAATAGCTATCGTTTATCAACAGATAAGAATAAGAGTTGTAAAAACTGCTCTTCTTATTCTACAGATAATCAACAAAGGTGCTCTAAGTGGAATGCTGTTGTTAGAGCAGAATATATCTGCAGAGATTGGCGTAGTTCTAGGCTTAATAAGCCTAAAGAGAATGAACCAAAGAAGCCATCTATTGGTGGAAATTCTCCAGATTTAACTAATGATACATCTATGACAACATAGATGGGGGTAGCATTATGGGTATAGTGGGTTCTGTAGTAGCATTTGTGACAGCGCAAAAACTGGCACAAGAAGAGGCAAGGAAGAAGAAGTCAGCTAGGAAAAAACCTAGTAAGGGTCTTAGGATACCAGTAGCTCCACCTACTGAAAGACATTCTGCCAAGAAAGGTACTGGTTATAATAGGAAGAAATCTAAGCAAGAAGCATCTAGAGAAATAGATGTTGGAATAAAAGAGGCAATGGATCTTGAAAAACTCTAAGAAAAAGAAACCTTTTTATAGCTTTACTTCTAGAAAGAAAAAGGACAAGCCCAAGATTAAGGAAGAGCATAATCCCAAGGATTGTAGTAAAAAGTGTAAGTGTGAGAAGTAGTTGCCAGTAAGCAAGGAGCTTTTAATGCCAGTACATAAGGTTAAAGGTGGGTATAAATGGGGTAGCAAAGGGAAGGTATATAGGAGAAAAGGTGATGCTGTTAAGCAAGGTAAGGCTATTCAAGCCAGCAGGAGAAAGAAAAAGAAATGAATCAAAAACTTAAGGATCTAGGGTTCCAAGAAGTTAAGGTTGGATCATCTAAGGATTACATAAGTATAGATCAATATGGCTCCATTTCTTTTTCAGGAAGATTGCGTAGAGAACTCAGTATTAAAAAGACTGAAAGTGCCTCTATTTATTTCAACCCTGATGGTGGACAGTTAGCTATACATATTGGTAGGTTTGATAGAAAGAAAAATAGTGATATGTTAATCCTTAACATAGAGCCTGATTTAACCATCAGGGCCAAAGAGGAGTTGATAGCTATAGAAGATGAATATGCAGGATACCATTTATTACCTCAAGGGGCTTCAACACATAGCCTAGAAGACGTTGAAATAGAAAATGTGAGCTTACCCCCTGATCCCCACTCAAGAATGGTTCTAGTGGGTCTTAAGAAAGATAAAACGCCATTCAGGTGATCTATGTTAAAAAGATTTATAGCGTTCATATTGTGCTGTGCTATATGGTGTATGCTTTTTTTTTATTGTTTATCAAACTTTGGAATGCATTAACCCCATTTAATTTGCAATAACTACATAAGTATGATATAATTATGATAGGTTGAAAAAAGGAGTCAACATGGCAAGGAAGAGAAGAAAGAACAGAAAGAGAATGGTCAAGTCTAGTACTTCAAAAACCATTAGTGTTGATAGGTATACTGATCTTGAAGATTGTGAGTTATATATTGTAGATAGATTAACTTCTATAGACTGTGATCTCACCAAAGGGGTTATTAAGTTTTTACAACCAGAAGATTCAGAAGAGTTTGATTGCTCAATTAATATGAGTCAGGTTGATAGTGCTAGAAAACTTTTGCAAATGATATTTTTCTTAGCAAACAATGAAGCATTTACCAAGAAGCACATTTTTGATTTGATTCATGTGGCATCTCTAGATTCTTACAGCAAGGAAAGAGATAAGGTCTTAAATGATCTCTATCGTGGTTTTAGGCATGTTGTTCTCTCTAAAGACAATATAATGAAAAACCATTATTTTTGGTGGATTGAGAAACATGCTGATGATTTGAAAGAGAGTTTTTTTGATGGCAAAACTCCTGAAGAAATAGAGGAGTTAAGTGATGAAGGTCTTGATCCATCTGATGAAAGTAAATGTGGTGAAAGATATTTTTCATTTGTGGGGAGAAGTTGGGTTAGTTATTTAAATCGTCTTCCAAGTCACCTAATGAAAAATGATTCTGATATGGCTATGGTTTTTCAAGCTCAAGGAGATCCTCAAGAGGCAGAATCTGTTGAGGCTAATATTTATTTTGATAACATCTATTTTGATTATTCAGATGAAGACTTTAAGTCTTTAAAAAAGGAGTCAGCATGACAGATAAATGGGATGTTAAAAGCTATCAAAAGAATAGGGAACTTGGCGTAATGCCAAACACCATCATGGATAGTAGGCTAACTAATGTGTTGGATGATTATCTTGAAGACAGAGAAAAACAAGTTGCCATAACAACTAACATGGAACTGTCTGTATTGGATAGGGAAGATTACTTCTTGGGTAGGAAGAACTATAGGTTGTCACATAAATTTCCCTATAAAAGGGTTGATATATCTTATGATACTTATACTCCTTGGGAAGATGATAAGTCTATTTATGAGCTTAAAAACTCTACAGAATATCGTGACGAAGACACAGAAACATTCTTCATTAAAAGCACAATGACCAATAAGATTCTTGTACAAAGATTAATGATTCTTGTAATTGAAGATGTGTTTTTTCTTGATGAAGAAGTTGAGGATTGCTTCAAGTATTTTACAGAAGCTAAGGTGACCTATAATTTTAAGTATTCCAATAGAAATAATTTTGAACTTAAGTATGATAGGGAATATGATAAGTTAGCTGAAGGGTATTTTGATTTTGATTCCTATTGGAGCAATAGAGATGAGATAGATTGTGACCATAATAGTTTTGAAATTGAGACTTTAACTGATAGTTCTTTTGAGTCAAAAGTTCAGCATTATGATTGGAATTGGAAATTAAATAAAGATGTTAGGAGTTTGTTTTAGGGAGTTAACTTAAACAAATGAAAAAAAAAGGAGTCAAAGTGTCTCTCATAGGGATAAAACATCAACCACCAACCCCAAACCCTAATGGTGTAATCAATGAAGAATTCATCCCTTATTTAAAAAGGGGGTTTAATCTAAATGAGGATGAAATTAAAGACTATAAAAGGTTGAGGAAAAGATCTTTAAAGATTTACAACATCATTAAGAAAACAGGGGCGTGTAACGCACCAGATTCATATGGTAATTATGAAAGTTTTTTCTTTAGAGATGATGGAACTGAAATAGATTTCTTCTTGGGGAAAGAAGAAATATTACAGCAGATCATAGATTTTGAAGAAAAATTGGGTCTTTATAAGAAGATTTATGGAACAACTGATCCACCTTGTCATAGTGACTTGGAGTCTGTTCATTATGGTGAGAAGGATATAACGTTTTTTTGTTAAAAAAGGAGTCTAAATGGGATACTGGAGTGAAGTTCAGATAGAGTTAGATGAAAAGGAATCAGAAAAAGAAGAAGCTATTAGTATGGGTTATGATGAAGACTATCTTTTTTCTTTGTTTGGGGATAATTGGGTTGAGTATGTAGATTTTTTTTATGAGTCAGATGAATATGATTATTCAATTTTTGAAGATAAGGCTACAGAATTAGAGAAAAAAGGCATAGCCCATTGGCAATTGGAAGAAAAAAAGGAGTCCATATGTCTGAGCAATTGAACATTGAAGGTCTAATAGTATCAGAGGAAACCACAGTTTCTGAAGAGATTGAGGGAGAGGTTACTGAAGAAGAACCAACGTTTTTGGATATGACCATCAGTCCAGAAACTGAATCTCTAATGGAAGAGATGAGATCTGGACATTCAGTTTATGATCACTCTACCAAGAAGGTTTATTTTAAGAAGCTACCATCTATTCCACCTATTGGAATTAGTGAGTTTGATTCAAAAAAGAAGTTAGTTGATTGGATCTTTTTTCTAACAGGTAAGAAGCAATGTACAGTAAGAACTATTGATGATCTAGTCACTATTGCCAACTCTATCCACACTCTAAAGGTAGAGCACTGTCCTACTAAATTGCCAGTTGATTTGATGGCAAGAACAGAGGATATAAACACAACCTATAGCCATGATAGCTGGAGAGATGAAGAAGAAGATGATACTCCATGCAATCAAGGTTCTAACTAAATGACTAAACTTAAACTTAGTGATTTGTTGTCTAAGGCTCCAATAAAAAATCCAACAGTTGGATTAGAGGGAGCATTATTGAATGAGTTATTTGATGCATTTGAGGATGGTAGAGTTTTTTCCTCTAAAAATGCGTTAAGTGTAGTGAAGAAGTATATGGATAAAAGATTGGATTATCTTGATCCATTTTATGATTTTAAAATGATGGGCAAAGTTAGTGAAAGATCTCAACAAACAAAATTGGGAAAACTAATGGCAAAATTGTCCAATAAGGATGTTTTTTCTACTAATGGTATTAAATATACATTGATTAGTAGAAAGATTAATAATGGGAATAAATATAGGTTTATTCCACACAGAGTAAAAAAGGAGTCTTTAATGAAAATTAAAGCAGTTACAGACCAAGAAGCTTTAGAGCAGTATGAAGAAGCAGCCACTCAACAACCAGAAGAAGGGTTTACACCTGAAGTTATATCTGCATCACCTGAAAAGGTTATGTTTAGTAGCTTTCAGTATGACTTTGCTACTGGAACTATTCTTGTAGAAGAAGGAGAAGATATAGCCCTTCCTATACACATAGCTCTTAACAGGGAGATTTCACATACAGAGGATATTGAAGGTAGAAAAGATGGCTCTGATGTGAGATGCGTAGATGTTTCATATATAACAGGTGCTACCACCAAAGATCAAGCTATCCAGACCATTATTTTGAAATTCACAAAAACTGGAAAACCTGGACAGTATTTTGATAGTGATGGTTGGCTACATTCAAAAAGTTAAATTCTGAAACGTCAGTATAACTGGAAGAGTCCTAAGAGCGTTAAGGAACTTAGGACTCTTTTTCATTTAAAACCAATTGAAACTTCTTATAAACCTAGAAGAAAGGAAAGAACTTTAGAGTTAGTAAAATTTAGATATTTGGGGTATAAGATAATGATGGAACACATACTTAAAATAGATGATGATAAAATAATAATTAGTCCAGGAAAATTTGAGGGAGAAAAATATTATGTGCCATACTATTATGATTTATATCTAGATGGAGCTTATGATGAAATAACAGATGATGAAGAAATACTTTTTAAAATAGATGAAGATGATAAGGAAATGTTCCCTGAACTTTTACATGTAGACTCATTATATTTATTTCAAGATGATCAAGGTTTTATCTATTGTAGTGTCTCAGATGAGGAAGGGTTGACAATTGATATATAGTGATGCTATCATAATACTATTGTTCAAAAAAAAGGAGTCGATGGGGATGGAGATTATGAGTGAATCTGGTAGAGTGCAGAAGAGTTTTTGGTTAACCCAAGTTAGTAATCAGTATCTTAAGAGTGCCTCTAAGAAACTAGGCATTTCTCAGACAGGTTTTATCAACATGATGTTGAGTAGACTTAAGGAAAAAGAAGATAACAATCAGCCAATTATCACTATTAGAGAAGAAGCAGATCTTCCAGATTTGGTGAGCAAATAAGGTGTTAAACAATAAGTTAAGTGGGTTCTTTCACCCTGACCAAAAGCTTGATGGATTCTTAGATAAAGAAGAAGTTAAGTTTGGTGGGTTTACTATTGAAGAGAGTAAAAAGTTTGTGGTTCATGAAAATTATACATCAGAGCTTGCACCAGAATACACTGAGTGCTTAGATCCATTCATGAAGTATGAACCATGTTTGACATATAATCTAAAAAAAGACTCTGATGGCATTAAGGCAATTAATCAGTACACAGAAGAGAGATACCAACATGCCATCAGATTTGAGAAGTATGTATGGAAAGATCCTGAGAATCTGAAGTACAGGTGGATGATTAGCAGAATAGGAGAGATGGCTGTTGAAGAGGTAACTGGCAAGAGTGTATTAAATCTTAATCCAATGGTGGCTAGGTTCTCAGATCAAGAAGACTACAAAGAAATTGAGTGTGGTATTAAGTCTTTCTCATACAATGCCAGGTACTCTCACTTGCCATTGATTAATAACAAGACTAAAGAGCCAACTATACTTGTCTCTATCCTGCATAAAGAAGATTCATACTTGTGTTATGTGGTTGGTTATGCTACTCTGGAAGTATTGCTGGAACCAGAAAACTTAACCACTTCCAATATTAATAACAAAGAGATTCTTAAAAATAAGAAATCTTTCCATGCTTTTGATAAGTTGATTAGTCTTAACACACCTGAAAACTTAACCCTTCAGGATAAGATCAATAAACAAGAAGAATTCAACAACATCAAAGCAGATTACTTCAAGATTATTAAGATACGTCAGGCTATCATTGAACAATATCAGAGGAGAATTGAAGATGAACAACCAAGACTTAATCACCATCCACAATCAAATTCAAACACAGAAGGACAAACTGCAACAGCTTAAAGGTGCTAAACAACAGTTGATCCAGGAAATCAAAAAAGAGTTTCCTGAATTTGATGAAAACAATATCCCTGAAGAGTTCAAAATCTCTACTCAGATTAAAAGCAACCTAAACCAGATCAATAGTAAGCTCAATACCTTTAAGAAAGCATGATTGTTGCACTATCAGGTAAGCTGTCTAGTGGTAAAACACTCAGCGCAAGCTTACTCTACAACATGTTTAAAGAGACTTCTTATAATCCTAAACTGAAGTCTGTTGCCAAACCTGTCTACGAAATTGTCTCTACCCTAACTAATAAGAATATTAGTTATATACAAGATAATAAGACACAGATGTCGCAATATAGTAAAACCTATAGGGAACTCTTACAGCTTGTAGGGTTAAACTACAGAGAAGAACTATCTGAAGAAATATGGTTAGATATTCTATTCTCAGATAAATATAATTCTGATAATGATATCATTATAATAGATGACTTGAGGTTCCAAAATGAAGTAGATTACATCAAGAGAAAGGGTGAGTGTTTCTTAGTTAGATTGGAGAGATACTCAGATCCCATTAATACCAATCTTGTAGAACAGATCGTTAAGGAATATGAACATAAAAAAAACATAGTGCAACACTCCAGTGAAACACAGTTGGATAATTTTAATGGTTGGAGCACTGTGATAAGCAATAAAGATGATATAGAGACACTGATAAAAAAACTGGAAAAA